GTCGTTTCCAACGCACCCACTGGATGCTCTGCGGCGTTTGTGACTGAGGAGCGTTTCCTCGTTGCTCTTGGCTGTGATGACGCAGGGGTTAATAATCGCCGCATTGCTTGGTCAGATCAGGAAAACAACACAAGCTGGACTGCGGCGGCAACAAACCAAGCGGGTGACATTGAATTGCAGACCAACGGGCAAATCCTCGCTGGCGTTCGCACACGCGGTCAATCGCTAATTCTCACAGACCAAGATGCCCACAGTATGACATATCAAGGGCCACCGTTTGTTTATGGATTTCAAAGAGTTGGCACGTCATGCGGAATGATTGCGGCAGGCGCGTATGCATCTGTAGACGTTGGCGTGATCTGGATGGGCAACCGTGGATTTTTTATTTACTCAGGTGGTGCAGTGCGCGACTTGCCATGCGAAGTATCTGATTATGTTTTCTCAGATATGAACGTAGACCAAAAATCCAAAATCCAAGCGGTTGTAAATAGCCAGTGGAATGAAGTTTGGTGGCTGTATCAGTCAAATGACAGCGACGAGTGCGACAGCTACGTTGCGTTTGATTACGCAGAAAACGTTTGGATGACGGGCAAGATTGATCGCACAACTGGCTTTGATCGCGGCGTATTCCGTAACCCAATGATGGTTGCGTCTAACGGCACAGTTTACGAGCATGAAGTTGGTAGCGATTATGGCACAACTGCGCCATTCTGCGAGACAGGCCCAATTGCTCTTGGTGCTGGCGACAAGCTGATGAAGGTCACCAAGATGATCCGCGATGAGAAAACGCAGGGCGATGTTCGCTTTGACTTTAAGACGCGGCTTTATCCAAACAGCGAGGAAACGTCACACGGGCCATATCCAAGTGACTTTAAGTACGACACGGATTACAGCGTTGACCCAGCTACTCTTGGAGCGCAGCAACCGCCTTATGTTACAGATGAGGATAAAAACAAATACGATGCGCCGACATCGGTACGCTTCCAAGGTCGTCAAGTTCGCATGAAGGTCAGCGGTCAGACAGCGGATTGGCGTGTTGGCGTTATTCGCTTAGAGGCACGGGAAGGTAGTCGCAGATGAGCTACAACCCTCCTCCGTTTACAAGTGACCTAGTAACATGGACGCAGAACCTTATCATTTGGCTAAAGCGTGAGGCGTCTAGCCTAACATGGCGCACATTCATTGATGACGGAGGGGTGCCTACGTCATACGACAGTGCCTCAGAAAATGGCGTACTGATGTGGGATAACGAAAAAGGCTATCCAGTTGTTTCTAAGGATGGTGCATGGACGCAAGTTGTGCTTGAGGACGGTCACGCCTCGTTTTACCGCACAACGGACGTAACAGCGGCTGCGGTCAATACGGCGTACGCAATAACGTACGATGCGCCTACAGGTAATGTTGGCATTGATCGTGATGCGACAGACAACAGCAAAATCGTGTTTAGCGAGGCAGGCGAGTATCTTGTTATGTTCTCAGCGCAGATTGCGTCATCATCATCTAGCACGGTAAAGTTTTACTTCTGGCCTCGCCTTGGGAGCAGCGGCCAAAGCGGCACTGACGCACCCAACAACACAATCATCTACGCGCTGCACCAAAACGACGCCACACAGGTCGTGTCTCGCGCTGCAAAGTTTGACGTGAGCGCAGGCGATTTCCTGCAAGTTATGTGGGCGGTGGACAGCACGTCTGGCTTCCTAGACGCATCAGCGGCGACTGCGTTTAGCCCAGCGGCACCAGCAACTACGCTGCATATTACGAGGATGCACGGATGAATGCTCACACACCTATAGACATCCTGTTCCAATGCAAGCCTTGGATCGAAGCGGCTTTGGAGCGCTCTGGCGGTCACAACACATGGGATGAGGTTTGCGCAGGCATACGCTCTGGAAAGATGCAGTTATGGCCTGCAGAGCGTGGGTGCATTATTACGGAAATCGTGGTATATCCTAACACAAAAGCCTTGCATGTGTTCCTTGCAGGTGGTGAATTGGATGAAATTTTACAAATGACTGAAAATGTGAAAGAATGGGCGAAATTGCAAGGCTGTTCATTTGCCTCATTTGATGGTCGTTTTGGATGGCAGAAACCTTTGGAGAAAATAGGCTGGAAGCCTCACTCCATAACAATGCATTTGGAGTTTTAATATGGGTAGCCGAAGCACTCAACAAACAACAGTACCAGAGTACATTGAAGAAGCTGGCAAGCTGGCGCTAGAGCGTGCAAAGCAAATTCAGGCAATGGGTTATATCCCTTACATGGGGCCAGAAGTTGCAGCGGTAAATCCTTACGAGCAGGCAGCAGCAGCCAATGTTGGCGGCATGGCCTCTGCATTTGGGATGCAGGCCCCAGTGGGCCTAAGCATGGGCGACATGCCAACAGTTACGCAAGGTGGCATGACAGGCTATACATCTTACCCAGCGTACATGTCCTCAATGGAGCGCTTGCGCGAAATTCGCCCAGACATGTATCAGTATCTATCGAACATGACTAAGTTTGACCCAATCACAGGTCAGGTAAATCCAGAGTACGATGCGTTTATGGAGCGCGTTACTGCGCCACCAGCGCGTGCCATGTCCTCTGGTGGGGGCAGTGACGATGGGTCAAGCATGCGAGAATTTATGGCGGAGCGCAGAGCAGAAAGCGCACGCCGTGGCGCAGGTGGTAGCAGTGACCCTCGTTCTTCAAGTCCTCGTCCAGTCTTGCGCGGGCAAGACACTGGCGGAAGTAGCGGGCTTCTCGGCGGCCTGCGTGACGCTAGAGATGAACTAAAAAATAGAGCCTTAGACGTATTAGGAGTTGTGTAATGGGAAGTTCAGCATCACAGCCAACAGCAGTAGCTCAAACCGCCCCTGCAATGGGGACAGCGATAGGCGGGCCACGGACATTCTCAACCCCAGCGCCAACTCCTGCGCCAGTAACAGCAACCTCACCTGCGCCAACACCAATGGTGCAGCCAACTGGCCCTAATGCGTTTCAGCAGGCTCAGGGATACCAGACGCAAGCTGGCGATGTTTACACCCGCCTGAGCGATTTCACTCCAGAGGCCATGCAGGCTGTTGGTGTAGCTGGCGCACCAATCCAAGCAGGTCAGCTTGTTGATACTGATTACAGCCAATACATGTCACCTTACACTCAGCAAGTTATTGAGCGCGGTCAGGCAGACATTGATCGTCAGCGTCAAATTGCTCAGCAGGGAATGGCGGCAAAAGCCGCATCAGCGGGCGCATTCGGAGGCTCTCGCCACGGCGTTGCAGAGGGTACACTTGCGGGCGAGTATGGTCGCATGGGTATGGACTTCGCAGCGCAGCAGCGTCAGCAAGCGTTTGACCAAGCGCAACGCGCAGCACAGTACGACATTGGGCAGCGTTACGCGGCAGACATTGCAAACCGTCAGGCAGAAGAGGCCGCAGCGGCGCGAGAGCAGGCTGCACGCGCAGCAAACTACGGCGGTCAGTTCCAAGCAGCGCAAATCCAAATGGGTGCTGCTGGTGGCCTTGGAGGGCTTGGTCAGCAGCTATTCGGTCAGGGCATGGGTGTGCAGCAGCAAATCCAAAGTCAAGGCCAGTTCCAGCGCATGCTGCAGCAGCAAATGATGGATCGTGCGCGTCAGCAATACATGGGCGCAACTGGTGCGCCTCTGGCTGGTCTTGGTACGCTGTCATCTATCCTTGGTGGCACGCCTTACGGGCAAACAACCACCACAAGCACCCCGTTTAACCCTGCAACCTTGTTATTTATATAGGTTTATAAAGTATGGCAGCCTCTGACTTCCTTTCTCAATACGCGCCATACGCACAGAGCGTGAGCCGCACGACAGGCATTGATCCTCGCATTGTGTTAGCTCAGGCTGCCTTAGAAACAGGTTATGGGCGCTCAGCTCCAAACTTTAATTTGTTTGGCATAAAAGGCAAAGGTGCAACTCTTCAGACAAAAGAGTTCGTCAACGGCGGTTTGATTGATATGCCGCAAGAGTTTAGAACTTATGAAAGCCCTGAAGAGAGTTTTCTTGACTATGCAAAACTGATGGGCGGGAAGCGTTACGAAGGCGTGCGATCAGGAAAAACTTTAGAGGAGCAAGTTGCTGCTTTGCAAAAGTCAGGATACGCAACCGATCCTGACTATGGCAAAAAGATTATGCAGATTGCCAAAGGTATAAACTTAGAGGGCTTACCCATGAATGGAAATACGATGCAGCAAGTCGGCGCACCGCTATCAATAGAAAAGCCCGACAGGTCGGGCGGCTTGCTTGGCGGCTTATTGGGAAATCGAGGCAGCATATCTGGCAGCATTCTTGGCGGCCTTGGCATGGATGAGGATCAGGCTGATCGCTTCAGAATGGCGATCCTGGCTGGCACTGGCGATCCTCGAATGGCTCCTCTGATACAGGCTACACAGGCTCGTATGCAAGAGCGCAAAGAAATGCGTGGCGTCAACAAGACAGTTGATTGGTTGCGTCAGAATGTATCTGAGGAAGTCGCTCAGGCTGTTGCAAACAACCCCGGCATTGCGTCGAATGTTATGAGTTCGGTTTTGGCGCAGAGGCTAAAACCGACAGAGGCTGGCTTCAGAGTTGCAACTCCAGAAGAGGCCGCGCAATACGGGGCGCAAGCTGGTCAGTTTGACGCAGAGGGTCGGTTCTATCCAACTCAAAAAGTAGAGATGACGCAACAAGTCGGTGGTAAGTCTAAATTTACTGAGGCTGGTCAAACTCAATTAGCGAAAGATTTTGGAGAAATGGCATCAGCAGGTAGAGATGCGACAGCCAACCTTGGCAAAATAAGGCTTTTAGGCGATTTGCTTGAGGAGGCAGGAACTGGCATCACGGCAGGCTTTGCCTCACGAGCTAACCAGCTATTTGGCGTTGATTTTAGAACAGACGCTGCAACTGCCGCAGAAGCTCTAATCAGTCAACTTGTTCCAGCGCAAAGACCCCCGGGTTCTGGCGTTATATCTGATGCTGACCTTGCCTTGTATAAGGCATCGTTGCCAGCCATCTCAAACAGACCGGGCGGTAATAAGCTCATAATTAACAGCATGATCGCCATTACAGAACACAACCAAAAGGTTGGTCGGATCGCCTCAAGAGTTTTGACTGATGAAAACTACTCAATAGCCCAAGCCGAGGAAGACATTGCGGCTCTACCTGATCCATTTGCAGGAGTGCGCTCGTTCTTCGGATCAGCTCCTGCAGGCGGGGCAGAAGAGCCTCTGAGCCGCGAGGGGGCTATGGACGTTCTAAAAGATGCGGGGATTATTGATGGCCAATGAAACAACATACGCAGAAGCGTCACGGATTTTAGCAGCTATTCAGCGCCTTGAGGAATTAGAGCGCGATGGGACAATTTCTGACGCAGAGCAAAAAGCCCTAAATCGAGCCAGATCGAGCCGTAAGACAGCCGAGCAGGCAAAGCTAGAGACTGCTGCAACATATGGCGGCATGAGAGCTGGCGTAACAATGAACCTCTATGACGAAGCTCGCGGTGCGTACAACGCTGCGAATGAGCTTCTAAAGTCTGGAGATGTTGAAGCAGCTCGTGCGAAATACGCAGAATATCGTGACCTGCAGCGTCAAATTGACGAGGCTTTGCAAGTCGCTGCCCCCGAGCAGTATGCAAAAGGCGAAATAGCTGGCGGCGTAGCAGGTGCGGCAATCCCCGGGCTTGGTGCAGCAAAGGTGATGCAAGGTATGGGGACAGTTGGAAAAATTGGTGTTGGGGCGGTTACTGGCGCTGGGACAGCCGCGCTGCCTGACTTTGCGGCAGGCGAAGGTGGCTTTGTGCCTCGCGTCCAAAACATTGACCCAATGTCTACAGCAATCGGCGGTGTAGCTGGAGCTGCAGCCCCAGTTGCCGGGCAGATTGCAGGCGGCGTAACGCGCGGCATTCAAGACGTTGCACGCGGCGGCACAGCAGGTTTTAGCGGAGGCGCTCTGCGCCGTGTAGGCCGCGCACTACAGCGCCCACAGGTTGCTGGCGCAGATATTGAGCAATACCTGCAGTCACTCGGCCCAGAAGGCATGGTTGCCGACATCCCCGGTTCCCCACGCAGCGTTGCGCAGGGCTTGGCTACAATGCAAGGCGAAGGGGCAGACGTACTGCGTCGTCAGCTAGAGCAGCGTGCGGGC